GTGATGGAGCCGTTGAGCGTGATGGACGGCCTGCGGCCCAAGCCACCCGAGATGGACCTGTCGCTTTGGCCCAACATCCTCAAGACCCGATCCACTGAGATTTCAGAAAGCGTGGGCTGTGACCCTTTGGTCCCTTTGTTCGCTGGGTTGGCCGCTGTCTGCGGGGTGATTGATGCCCGCACACGGCTGGAACTCATGCCGGGGTTTCGTGTGCCCCCGGTGCTGTGGCTCATGACTTTGGGCGACCCAGCGGACAAGAAGTCACCCGGCTCGCGGCCCATGCTGTCGCCATTGAAGAACATCGAGGCCGAGGACCGTCCCCGCTACGGCAAGGAGCTACTCGACTGGGAGGGGAGGGAGGCGCAACACGCCAGCGCCAAAAAGGCATTCCTTGAATGGTCATCGTCCACCGAGGCCATGCTGGGCGGGGATCAGGCACCGCTTGTGCCCGACCTGTCAACGCAGCCGGTGCCTCTCAAGATCACGGTCAGCGACATCACGAGTCAGAAGCTGGTGCGCCAAGCGGCAGACCGTCCCCGTGGCCTGCTGTGTTACCTCGACGAGATGAATAGCTGGGTGCGCAAGCTGACAGACAAGAGCAGCGGTGAAGACCGATCAGCGTGGGTTGTCAGTTACGAGTCAGAACACTACGAGATGGACCGGGTGGGCGCTGGGTCGATCTATGCGGAAAACCTCGCTGTGTCGATCTACGGCAACATCCAGCCCCAGGTGTTCAAGGCCAATCTGGCCGCACTGTCGGCTGACGGCCTGCTGCAACGGTTTATCCCCGCTATTCTGCGCGGGAACAAGACCAAGCTGGGCCAGCCCATCCCCGAGTACCTGACCAGCGCCGGGGCATGGGAGAACACCCTGCGCCTGACCTATGCGCTGCCCGTGCAGACGTATCAGTTATCCACAGATGCGTACACAGCCTTCAGGGAGTTCCAGCAGTGGTACGAGTCGGCCAAGCAAGACGAACGGGTGCTGGACAGCGGCACAGAGTACATGACGGCCTTCGGCAAGCTGGAGGGCTTGGCTGGCCGGTTGATCCTCATGTTCCACGTCATCGAGTCACCCTTCAGCCCCGTGGTGTCAGTCGATGTTGTCCACAGGGTCGTCAGTCTGGTGCGCGGGTACGTGATCCCGGCTTACCGCTACGCCCTGGGCGAAGTGGGCGGGGTCATCACTGACACGTTTGATCAGTGGATGATTGACTACATTGTGCAGATCAGCGGTGAGGTGCACACCATTGACCTGCGTAGCCTCAAACGGTCGGCCCGCAGGCCACTGGAGGGTAAGACCGATTGGCAGAAGGATCAGGCGATCATGGACGCCATGCTGGTCATCGAGCAGGCTGGTTGGGCGGTGCAGATCGAGAGTGAACTGCACAAGAAGAAGGTCACATGGGCCATCAACCCCACGCTGCCCGAGATGTTCAAGGATTACCGGCAGACGGTCATCAAGGCCAAGCAGCGCCACGCTGACTACATCTACCGCCACGCCACGGCCAAGGGGTACGACCGAAAGCTGGTCAAGGGGTACACCCCGGACATGGACAAATGAGAAAAGCCCGGGTTGACCGGGCTTTTTATTTTGATGGTTGACTCCTTCAAACGGGATTTTCTGACATGACCGAATTATGGGCAGGGGAGGGGGTGGCACGTCTGCCCCGGGTAGGCCGAACGGTCAGATTGACCAGAAACGTCTGGTGCAGGTTTGGTGCGAGTGCTTCAAGCAGGCCCATAACTTCGAGCAGACGGGCGACCGCTGCCCCTGGTTCACGTTCACCCGTGAGCCATTTGCGAACGGTGAACACGGGGACGCCGAAATAGGCAGCGGCCTGCCCTTCATCAAGGTTTAGGCGGTCAACGGTTTGGCGTACCCGTTGGGCAACAGTGCCGGGAATAGGGGTTTTGGGTTGTTTGGGGGCTGTTTGTGTCATGGTTAGGGGTGTCCTAAGGGTAAGGTCAAAAAAAGCCCCTAACAAGGTGTCAGGGGCTGCGGGGTTCAAGGGTTAGGGGTTACAAATCGAAAAAGCGTTCAAGTAAGGGAATCGCCACGGCTACCCCCACGGCGATCAGGAGTGCTGTGATCACTTCAATGACTCACTCAAGACACATTGGGCTGTGTCAACGTCACCCCGTGCGAGTAGTGCAAGGGCTTCAGTGATTGACGCCTTAAGGCTTGCGACTGTCTGCTTTTTGGGCTTTGCAGTGGTGCTCAGGAAGTCGGGCACATAGTCCGGGTCGTGCTCCTCTAACACCTCAGGCTGTGCAGCGTCCAGCATAGGCGCGGGTCGGTCGGTGTAATTGAACAGTGTTTCACTGAGCAACAGTCGAGAATTAATTGCCGCGTATTCGGTCACATAGTCGCGGGTAGTCATACCCGCATAAAACTCAGGGTATGTGCGTTTCATGCTGTCATTCTTAGCGTCAAACGAAGTCACTTTATTTTTTTGCTTGGGTGGCTTTGCCGCCAGTCGGCGGTATTCCTGCGCGTTCTCGGGCTTGACTGTGTAACGGGTTGTTGCGTGTGTAAATTTGATCATGGTTGATTCTCCTTAAATGCGGCACGATGGGCCATAAAACTGATCTTCATCTTGATGGTGCGGGCCATAACTGCGGCTGTCGTCTGTCGCGGGTTCGTCCAGTTCAATAGATTCAATCTCCCATGCGCCGTCGTCGCGGTAATAGTCTGCTTCAACTTGTTTCCAAGCCTGAGCCTCCGCGTCTTCCTCGTTCGCCGCCTCAATAGTCAGATTGACGTAAGAAACCCGCTTCAATTCAATTTGATAAGTTTTCATGGTGTCAGGCTCCGTAAAAGTAAAAGAACCCGGCAAATGGTGCGCCGATAAACAGCGCAAACAAAGCCGCGTTAACGATGTCAATGAGTAGGTTTTTCATGGTGCGCCTTTCAAGCAAAGAAAACAGTTGGGATGGGCTTGCTGAAGTTTTCCAAAGCCTTGCAAGCCTTAGCGTAATGCGCCTTGCACGCTTCAATGGCTTGCGTTTCGGTTTTGAATTTGCCGATTTTGACCAAAGGGAAATCGTCCCCCTTGTTTAATATGGCATTGCCTTGGGCTGTATGGTAGGTGTAATGGGGTTTCATGCTGTCACCGCCAAGCCACTAACCCGGAAGCATTTGCCCGATGACAATTCAACGTCAAGGGTTCCGCACGGGTGTACTTTTAAAACCTTGGCGAGATAGCGTTTGCCATAAATTTCAACTTCGGCAAAATAATTGCTTCCAATTTTGGTCATGATGTTTACTCTACTGTTACCGGACGGATTGTCCGCGTTAGGGGTAAGCCCCCTAACACTGAAAATCAAGCCTTGCCTGCCTTCAAAATCTTATCTGCTGCGCCAAATATGCGCTGCGCTGACTTGTCGGTTATCTCGCCACCAGATAACCAACCTTGGATGTAGCCGCGTGATTCGGTCAACCCCGGCAAGGCAAGCACGCTGCAAAGGATGTAAGCCACTGACTCAGCCTCAACTTCGCGTATGTCACGCGGTGTAGTCTCGCTATCGTGCATAGCGCCTTCGAGTGTGTGTCCTAACACTACATGCGCCAACTCATGAAACCGGGTTTTATGGGGTAAGGCTGCGACCGGGTTTATCGCTATATTGCGCCCGGTAGCGTATCCCTGAGAGTTGCCATTTGCGCTGTCATAACGCACTTGAAGAATGTCAAGGGCAGTTAGGGCAGTGTCCGCACACCAGTTAGGCGTGTTGACTTCGTTTGCAAAATCTTCGCCTTCGGTCTGGTCAAGGGTGAACCAGTTATTTTTCAAGGTGAACAATGAAAACACTTCACCAGTTTTTGCGCCTGCGTCGTCTTTTTTGTTGATTGTCACTGGCATGACCAGTGCGATTGCTTTGCTGCCCTTTTTAACTTGCCTGCCCAATTCTTGCCATTTTTTAAATGTCGCTATCGGTGACAGTGACATGTCACGGGCTGCGAGCTGCGAGTAGGCGAGCATCTGGTTACCGATGCTGTAATTGTGAAAAGTGCTGTAGCACTTGCTGACAATGCCTGGTTGATTGACAGCATCGGATAAGAGGGTTGACCAGTTGACGTTTGACATTTTGGGCCTTTACTGTATTTGATTGGATTGGTGAAAAGTCACCCCAAAGCCCGTGAAGGCTTTAGGCTGTGTTTTCTTACAGTACAAAGTTGACCAGTGAATTAGCGTAGACAGTGTGACCAGTGTTAAGGCGATAGATCGGTTCGTCGCGTCTATAGAGTTGGTTACGCCTTACACCTAAGTATTCAAGGCCCACAATCGTGCCTTCGGGTAAGTCGTTACCGTCTTCACCGAAAAAATGCGCTGCTGTCGTCGCTGTCTTAAACAGGCTGTACTTTTTAGGGTTAGCTAAAAAATCTGTGTGATCGTATTTCATGGTGTCGGTTCCTTACAGGGTTACGGGTTGTTGATGTGTCAATTCTAACCCATTGGGTCACTGTGTCAATAGCCTACACGAAAATATCTTCTAAGTGCTTTCCCTAACCCATTGGGTATGCACCTTTGCGTGTTTGTAAGGTTTCCGTCAGTTAGTGACAAATGTTCCTTTTGGTTCTGGGGGTTGATTCTGGGGATTCCTGATTTCTAGTGGGTAAAAAAAAGTCGTCTATTTTTTGCTTCCCTGCGCGAAAGGTGAATTTGTCACCACTGCCCCTTAATCGCCTTGTTTTGCCCCATTGGGTCATGACTCATTGACCCACCGGGTTAAACCCCTGACCCACCGGGTCAAAAATCCCTGATTTCCCCCTGATTCCTTGACCCACCGGGTCAAAAGCCCCCCCGTTTCATGGCGTCAAAAGTGGCGACAGTTGTGACAGGGGTTTGTCACAGTTGTCACCATTGCGCACCATGGCGCACGGATGCCCAGACCCATTGGGTGAATGGGTGCAGTTGAATCAGGGGGAGGGGGGTAGGGCCGAGCGCCCAGTGGTCACGGCTACGTAGGCATCACAAATCCCGTGAAAATTTTTTAGAAAATCAGAAACCCAATGGGTCATAACCATCCCATTGCACCCGCAGAATCACTGTGTTACGATTCACAGCACTATGAAACAAGAGAACACCTCGTTTGTAGGCACGGCTGTCGCCAGTGAGAATCAACTGCCCAACTGGCTGTCCGTGCCTGACCCAGAACCCCTCAGAACCTCGAAGGAGGCAAGGGCGTTGCTGCATGTCGAATATGAGCAGATCTTTGAGAGAGTCGTGGAGGACATCTACCGTGGTCGGTCCCTGCAATCGCTGATTGAGGATGACCACAGGGCCATCTCGTATGAGGACTTCCTGCGCTGGGTCAAGCGGGATGCCACCCGCCACGAACGGTTCAAAGAAGCGCAGGAGATGCGCACTGAGTTCTTGGCCGGAGAGATCCTAGAGATTGCCGATGGCGTTGAAGCGGTGGACCCCACATCGAACGACACGGTGAACAGGGACAAGCTGCGCATCGACACGCGCAAGTGGCTCATGAGCGCACACAACAAGAAACGCTACGGCGAGATCAAGCAAGTTGAACTCGGTGGCACCATCTCCATCACCGAGGCGCTGGCGCAGGCACAGGCCAGAGTGATCGAGGGTGAGGTGATCGACGTGACACCAAGACTGGAGAACGACTGATGCAGAAGCCCCGGTACAGCCCAGAAGATGAGCAGACCCTGATGAGTCAGCTTTGGAGTCCTGCCCTGAAGGATGACCCTGAAGCGTTTGTCTTGTTCCTGTTCCCTTGGGGGCAGAAGAACACCCCACTCGAACACTTTAAAGCCCCTCGCACATGGCAGCGCAGAGCCCTGCGCAGGATACGGGACTTCATCAAAGAGAACCGGGGGAAGCTGACCAACGACGAGTTGATCGACGCGATGCGCAGGGCTGTATCGTCTGGGCGAGGGGTGGGCAAGTCAGCACTGGTTAGCTGGTTGATCCTGTGGATGCTGACCACTCGCATCGGATCGTCCGTCATCGTGTCGGCCAACAGCGAGAACCAGTTGCGTAAGGTGACGTGGGGTGAGTTGACCAAGTGGGTCACGATGGCGCTCAACGCCCACTGGTGGGAACCCACGGCCACGAGCCTGAACCCGGCCAACTGGTTGACCGATCTGGTTGAGCGTGACCTGCGTAAAGGCACCCGGTACTGGGGAGCCGAGGGTAAGCTGTGGAGCGAGGAGAACCCAGACGCCTATGCCGGTGTCCACAACATGGACGGCATGATGGTGATCTTTGACGAAGCGTCAGGTATCCCGGACAGCATCTGGTCCGTGGCTGCGGGCTTCTTTACAGAGAACATCTTGGACCGGTACTGGCTGGCGTTCAGCAACGGACGGCGCAACACCGGGTACTTCTACGAGGCGGTGGACGGGAGCAAACGGGAGTTCTGGGAGAGCGAGAAGATCGACGCCCGCACAGTCGAGGGCACCGACAAGACCATCTACCAGCAGATCATCAACGAGTACGGTGAGGACTCGGACGAGGCGCGGGTCGAGGTCTACGGCGACTTCCCCAAGTCGGGCCAAGACCAGTTCATCACACCACACATCGTGGACGATGCCATCAAGCGGCCCCTGTACAAAGACATGACCGCGCCCATCATCATCGGCGTGGACCCGGCCCGGGGCGGCATGGACAGCACCGTGATCGCCGTGCGCCAAGGGCGGGACATCGTGGCGATCAAGCGGTTCAAGGGCGAGGACACCATGAGCGTGGTGGGTCACGTCATCGACGCCATCGAGGAGTACCGGCCAGCGTTGACTGTGATCGACGAGGGTGGTCTGGGCTACGGCATCCTTGACAGATTGACCGAGCAGAAGTACAAAGTGCGCGGGGTCAACTTCGGCTGGAAGGCCAAGAACCCGACCATGTGGGGCAACAAGCGGGCTGAGATTTGGGGTGCGATGCGCGACTGGCTTAAGACCGCCAGCATCCCGCAGGACAGGCTGCTCAAGTCCGACCTGATCGGCCCGATGAAGAAGCCCAACTCGGCAGGCACCATCTTTTTGGAAGGCAAGAAAGAGATGAAAGCGCGTGGAGTTGCGTCACCCGATGCGGCTGATGCGATCGCTGTAACCTTTGCGTACCCTGTGGCACATCGGGAGTACAATGAGCGCACAAATACCCGGCGCAACGCTCAAAACGGTGCTGCCACAACTTCATGGATGGGTTCGTGATGGCTACCAAGAAAAGTGTCTCCCTCAGTGTTGGTCGTGGCGAGAAGCTGCCTGCATCCAAGGGCGCGGGCTTGACAGCCAAGGGCCGCGAGAAGTACAACGCAGCCACTGGCAGCAATCTCAAAGCGCCAGCCCCAAACCCGAAAACCAAAGCAGATCAAGGGCGCAAAGACTCATTTTGCGCGAGAATGGGAGCCGTTGCGGCCAACGCCAAAGACGGTGAACGCGCCAAGGCGGCGCTTAAACGATGGAAGTGCTGATCATGGCTACAAAACCCGGACTGTATGCAAACATCAACGCCAAACGCGAACGTATCGCTGCTGGCTCTGGCGAGAAGATGCGCAAACCCGGCGCTGCTGGTGCGCCCTCTGCCAAGGACTTCAAAGAGTCCGCTAAAACGGCCAAACCTGCCAAAAAGGCCAAGTGATGCCACTCGTCAAGTCACCCTCAAAAGAGGCATTTCGCAAGAACGTCAAGGCTGAAGTGGCTGCGGGTAAACCCGTAAAGCAGGCCGTTGCGATCGCCTACTCCGTCAAGCGTGAAGCTGCCAAAAAACCAACAATGAAGACCAAAAAATGAGCCTCCAAGCCCTGCAAGACTGCCTGATTGTGCGTCCAGACATGGAAAAACACGAGTTGTTTATCCTGTTGAGGCAAAAACAAACTGGCACGGGTGTGGTAATCTCCGTTGGGCCTGAAGCCAAGGACGTGAAAGTCGGCGACAAAGTGCTATTTGGTGATTCCATCGGCCAAGACCTAAAATACGAGGGTGACAACCTTCTGGTCATGAGGGAATCACACACCCTCGGAGTATTTGACGCATGAAAGACACCACCGGAATCGTAGCCGCAGCAAATGTGGCAAAAAACGGACCGAACCCGTCAAAAGGCGGTTCCAAGGAAATTCTGACCGTTGCCCGTTCACGTTTGAACACAGCAATGACTGCGTTTTCCGAGACTCGTGAAGACGAACTCGACGATTTGCGGTTCTACGCTGGCTCTCCAGACAACCAGTGGCAGTGGCCCGCTGATGTGCTCCAGACCCGTGGCTCTTTGCAGGGCCAAACGATCAACGCCCGCCCTTGCCTGACCATCAACAAGCTGCCGCAGCACGTTCACCAAGTGACGAACGAGCAGCGCATGAACCGTCCCGGCATCAAAGTGATCCCGGCTGACGACAAGGCCGATGTGGACATGGCAGACGTGTTCAACGGCGTGATTCGTCACATCGAGTACATCTCCGATGCTGACGTGGCCTACGACACCGCCTGCGAGAACCAAGTGTCCTACGGCGAAGGCTACATTCGGGTCTTGACCGAGTACTGCGACGACAAGTCGTTTGATCAGGACATCAAGATCGGGCGCATCCGCAACAGCTTTAGCGTCTACATGGACCCCTTGATTCAAGACCCCGCAGGCGCAGATGCCCGTTGGTGCTTTATCACGGAAGACATACCCAAAGCTGAGTACGAGCGTTTGTACCCCGATGCAGCGCCTATCAGCACCCTCATGAGCCTTGGCGTGGGCGATCAGTCTATCGCCCAGTGGATCGGTGAGAACACCATCCGCATCGCCGAGTACTTCTACATCGAATACGAAAAGCACACGCTCAACCTGTACCCCGGCAACCAGACTGCATTCAGCGGTACGCCCGAGGATAAGATGCTGCGCGACATGTTTGGTGCGCCCCTGCGCAAACGCCAAGCTGACCGCAAAAAGGTCAAGTGGTGCAAGATCAACGGCTACGACATCCTTGAAGAACGCGATTGGGCCGGTGCCTACATCCCCGTGGTGCGCGTGGTCGGTAACGAGTTTGAGGTGGACGGCCAGATGTACGTGTCGGGCTTGGTGCGTAACGCCAAGGATGCCCAGCGCATGTACAACTACTGGGTGTCGCAGGAAGCTGAGATGCTGGCGCTGGCCCCCAAAGCCCCGTTCATCGGGTACGGCGGGCAGTTTGAAGGCTACGAGCAGCAGTGGAAGACTGCCAACACGAACAATTGGCCTTACCTTGAGGTCAATCCTGACGTTACAGACGGTCAAGGCGCTGTGTTGCCACTACCCCAGCGGGCACAGCCTCCAATGGCTTCCAGCGGCCTGTTGCAAGCCAAGGCAGGCGCTGCCGAAGACATCAAGTCGGCCACCGGTCAATACAACGCATCGCTGGGCATGACCAGCAACGAGCGTTCTGGTAAAGCCATTTTGGCCCGCCAGCGCGAAGGTGACATTGGCACCTACCACTACGTTGACAACTTGGCCCGTGCGATTCGTCACATTGGTCGTCAACTCGTGGACCTGATTCCCAAGATTTACGACACCGAGCGCATTGCCCGCATCATTGGTGAAGATGGTGAACCATCGACCGTCAAGATGAACCCCGGACAGCAAGAGCCGGTCAAGCGTATCGTGGACCAAGAGGGTACGCTGATCGAGAAAATCTACAACCCGGCTGTTGGCAAGTACGATGTGCGCGTGATCACCGGCCCCGGCTACGCTACCAAGCGTCAGGAAGCCTTGGAGAGCATGGCCCAGTTGCTGCAAGGCAACCCACAGTTGTGGCAAGTCGCTGGCGACCTGTTTGTCAAGAACATGGACTGGCCCGGTGCTCAAGACCTTGCCAAGCGGTTCAAGAAAACCATCGACCCCAAAGTGCTGGCCGACGAAGATGATCCAGCTTTGGCCGCTGCCAACCAGCAGATGGAAGCAATGGCCGCTGAGATGGAAAACATGTTCCAGATGTTGCAAAACGTCAACAAGAGCATGGAAGTCCGTGACTTAGAGATCAAGGAACAGGCCAACCAGATCAAAGCATTTGATGCTGAGACTAAGCGTATCAGCGCCGTGCAGGCTGGTATGACTGAGCAGCAGATTCAAGACATCGCTATGGGTGTTGTGGCGGCTGCGATGGAAAGCAACGACAATATGGTCATGATGAATGAGCAGCGTCAGATGCCCGAGATGCAGCCCGAAATGCAGCCAGAGATGATGCCACCCCAAGGAGAGATGAATGAAATGCGCTGATTTTGTAGGCGAACTGTTCTTGGCCCGCGACGTGGCCCACTCGGTTCACCTGAACACCCGCAGCTTCTCCAAGCACTCGGCGCTGAACACGTTCTACGACGAAGTGATCGACTTGGCCGACAAGTTTGCCGAGGCATACCAAGGCCGTCATGGTCTAATTGGTCCCATCAGCCTGATGAGCGCCAAGAAGACCACAAACATCATTGAGTTTCTGGAGCAGTCCCTCAAAGACATTGAGGACATGCGGTACGAGGTGGTGAGCAAAACCGACACCCCGATTCAGAACATCATTGATGAAATCGTTGGGCTGTATCTTTCGACGCTCTATAAATTGAAATTCTTGGCAT